CAAACAGGAAGAAATCAAAGCGCAACACGCTCTGCTCGTGGAGATTTTCGGATGACCCACAAACCCTGGCCCGCCGTCCCGGGCACCACCGAGCGCGCGCCGCTGGTGGAGATCGTGATCTTCGTTGCGGTCTGCATCGCTCTGCTGGCCGGAGCCGTCGCGATGGTCAGCGGCTTCCTCGTCGGACTGGTGGGGGTGCACATCGCATGACCCGCTTCCAGCCCCCGCCTCAGCCCGACCAGCCCTGCCGGGCCATCGTCCGGCGCTGTGCTCACGCCCCAGTGCTGGCCGTCCTCTCGGGCTGCACCCCCGCCTTCGCCGCCAGGGCCGCCTGGCTCTTCTGCCGCAACACCCGCACCTTCGGGTTCTTCATCCAACTGGAGCCGATCACATGACTGACTACCGCTACGCCTCGGGCGAAGAACCCCACGCAGGCGACATCGTTCGCTCGCTCGCCGACAAACCGGCCGGCCCGCGCAAGACCGGCGACGTCTTCACCGTCCAGAAAATCTCGCCCTACGGGAACTGCGTCTACTACGCGCCGCGCACCCACGGCGAACCCGCCACCTTCGAGCTGATCGCTCGGGCCGGCGAGCCGGTGCGTTACCAGCCCGGGGACGTGGTGGAGTGCGTCCGCGGATCGGTTACCGGCCCGGGCGTGCCCGGCGACCGCTACGAAATCGACCGCGCGCACCCTTACCCCGACCACGTCTATTTGAAGGGCTACGCCTCCAACGTCTGGGCCGGCCGCTTTAAACTCGTCCGCCGCCCGGCCAAGACCGAGCCGCTGGTGTTCACGCCGCCCGAGCCCCAGGTCGGGGACCGCGTGCGGGTGACGTTCGAGGCTGACACAGTCCGAGTAAACGGTGATCTCACCGCCCTGCGTCTGAAAGGCGGCTCCACCACCACCGCCTTCTCGGCCAGGGAGATGGCGCAAGCCACCGTCGAGATCATCGAGCGCGCCGAAAAGCCGCTGGCTGTGGGCGACCGGGTTGTTAGCACCGCGGGTCGTGTCGTCGGAGAAATCCGCGCGGTTACCATCGAGCACGCTTGGGTCCAGGTCTCCCCGCGCACGCTCTTCACCGAGCGGCTCGACAAACTGCGGCGTCTCTCGTGACCCGCACCCAGCTCAAGGGCATGACCGTGCGCGAGTTGATCGCTCACGCTCGCCGCACGGCCGAGCCGCACTTCACCGACGGGGACCTGATCCTCGAACTCGCCACCCGTCTCGATGACTGCTACGTCTTCGAGGCTCCCGCCCACGACCATCTGCAACAGGAACTGCACACATGAACGTCGCCACGAAACTGGAAGACCTGGTCGGGGAGCACGTCCTCAACCACACGCCACTGACCGACGTCCGTCACCCGTTCGACGCCGACGCTTCTGGCATCGCCTTCACGCTGGACGACAACACCTATTTCGTGTTCGAGGACGACAACGACGGCTACCGCTCGGCCGCGGGTCCGCTGCTCGGTTATGCCGGCGCGCTCTACGAGTTGGGCGGTCACGGCGGCGAGTACTGCAAAATCGCGGTCGTCGGCACCTGGCGCACGAAAGGGCTCGGAACGTATGATTACGGGGCCGCGGTGCTGGAGCTTCGCGATGCTGTCACGGGCGACCTGCTGCTCGAAGTCGGCACCGAGAACGTGGACGACTATTACCCCTCCTTCATCGCGCGTTGGACCCCTCCGACCCGCTAACCTTCTCACCAACAGGAAATGCAAGCATGAACGTCTCCGTCACCATCACCTCGCCCGAGCTGGCCGAGGCCCTCAACAACCTGGCCGACGCCATTCGCGGGCGCACCGGCGCTTTCGTCCCGGCCACCGAGGTGGAGAAAACCGAGCCGGAAAAGCCGAAGACCGCTGCCCGGTCTGCCAAGGCCAAGGAGACCACCCCGTCTACGTCCGAACCGGAAACGGATGCCGGCGCTGGCGAGAAGGCGACGCCGGACCAGGAACCTGCCTCGTCCTCGAAAGACGAAAGCTCGGATATTGACTACGCCCAGGTCAAGGCCGCCGTCATGAAGGTCTCGACGACCAAGGGCCGGCAGGCCGCTGTCGATCTGCTCGGCGAGTTCGACGCCAAGGTCGGCGGCGATCTGACCGAGGAACAGTGGGGCCCGTTCCTGGCCCGCGCTGACGAAGTCCTAGCCGGATGAACCGACGAGGCCTGTCCAGCCCGTCGGGCGGCGCGCTGATCTTCGGCGCGGACTTGGTCCAGACTCCGTCGCCGGGCCCGGCCAAACGAGACCCGAGCCTCCCCCGCAACGTGAAAGCGTTGCGGGTCGGAGGGGAGGACATTCTGCTCACCCGAGGTGAGCGCAAGCGCGTCCTGCGCAAACTGCTGGTGCTCAAGGCCCAGCGCGGGGAGATTGAAGTATGACGCCCCGATGGGAGGACATCAGCGGCTACGAAGGTCGCTACCAGATCAGCGATCAGGGTGAGGTGCGCAACAGCCGCACAGGCCGTGTGCTCAAGCCTATCCCCTTTCCGAACAGGTATTTGCGCGTCCAGCTCGGTCGGGGCAAGTCACACCTGGTCCACCGGCTGGTGGCGGCAGCTTTCATCCCCGGCGACAACGCGCTCCAGGTCAACCACAAGGACGGCCGGCGCGATCACAACGTCTGGACCAATCTCGAATGGCTGTCGTGCAGCGACAACCACCGGCACTCCTACCGCGAGCTGAACCGCAAGGAGCATGCGCTGAAGCGTCCCGTGCTGGTCGGCGGCACCGAGTACGAGAGCGGCAAAGCCGCGGCCGAGGCGCTCGGCGTCAACCCCGGGTCGGTCATGTCGGCGATCCACCGAAACCACCGCGTCCGCGGTCTGGAGGCCACCTATGTCTGAAGTCCCGCAACACGCGATCCTGTCGGCCAGCGGCGCGCCCGGGTGGATGCGCTGCTACGGCAAGCTCGCCCTCGAAAAACCCTTCCCCGAAAGCTCGTCGGTCTATGCTGACGAAGGCACGGCGGCGCACGAGGTTGCGGCCATGTGTCTGGAGCAAGACCAGGACGCCGCCGCCTTTGTCGGCCGGATCATCGAGGTGCCGAAGACCGGCCGCAAGTTCGAGGTCGACGAAGAGATGGCCGAGGCCGTCCAGGTCTATCTGGACCTGTGCCGCTCCTTCGGCGGCGACCGCGTCATCGAACAGAAGTGCGACTACAGCACCTGGATTTTGGGCCAGGAGCAGATCGACGCCGGCATCACAGCCTACGGCACGACCGACTTCGGCACGATCCTGGCCGAGCTGCGCGAGATCGTCGGGATTGATTACAAGCACGGCCAAGGCGTGCGGGTCAGCGCCGAAGATAACGAGCAGCAGCAGCTCTACGCCTGCGGTCTGGTCGACATGTTCTCTCTCGTCTACGACATCGACGACGACTGGACGGTGCGCCTGATTATCGCGCAGCCCCGGGCGAACAACATCAGCGAGTGGGTGACCACCGTCGGCGAGCTGAAGCAGTTTGCCCTGCGGGCCAAGATCGCCGCGCGCCACGCGATGCACCAATACGACGGCAACGCCGAACCCAAACTCGTTCCGGGTGAAAAGCAGTGTCGCTTTTGCAAGGCCAAGTCAGTCTGCCCGGCGCTGGCCCAGGAGGTGCGCAGCACCGCGGGCGGCGAGCTGGCCACGGCCGAGGACTTCTCCGACCTGACCGTAGAGAGCGTCATGGTCGACGAGACGGCGAGCGAGGACTACCTGGCCTTCGCGATGGACAAGGCCGATCTGATCGAGGGTTGGATCAAGTCCGTCCGCGCCGAGGTCGAACGCCGACTGCTGGCGGGCCACGAGGTCCCCGGATACAAGCTGGTCGAGGGCAAGCGGGGCCACAGGAAGTGGGTCAACCCCGACGAGGCCGAGCTTCAGCTTCGGAGCATGCGCCTCAAGACCGAGCAGATGTTCGATCTGAAGCTGATCTCGCCGACCACCGCCGAGAAGCTGGCCAAGGCCGGCGACATCGGCCCGCGCCAGTGGAAGAAGCTCCAAGGCCAATACGCCCAGAGCGCCGGTAAACCCAGCGTCGAGCGCGCGAGCGATGCGCGCCCGGCCATCACCGTCGCGGCAACCGCCGACGACTTCGCCGTCATCGACGACGGCTCAGACCTGGTCTAGGAGGACCGCCATGACCACCCTTGAAGCCCTCGTCATCATCTTCTCGATGTACGGCGTCGCCCGGTTGGTGCTCGACCTCGTCGACACCTTCTGGCCGGTGCGCTGACCCCATGTCCCGGCTGCTTGGAAAGCTGCCCGCCGCAGCCGAGGCTCTTCTGAAAGAGGCGGCAAATGCAGGCTTGCCTGGGTCTCTGACCCGGCGCATAGCTATTGATCGTGCCTACGAGACTATCGCTAAAAACTACCCCGAAACCCTGAAATCAGAACCGAGAACTCAGAACATGAAAACGCAAGTCCCCGCCCGCGCCGCCTTCCTCAACATATTCACGGCGGCCTCCTACGAGAACGGGCCGCCGAAGTGGAACGGCAAGTTCATCATCGACCCGTCCGACAAGGCGACCGTCAAGACACTCGACGACGCCATGATGGCCGCCGCCCGCCTGAAGTGGGGCGAGAAGGCCGAAAAGATTTTCGGTCAGCTGGTCAAGACCGGCAAGCCGAAGACCCTCGAAGTCGCCTTCGTCAAGCAGCCCTACGTCAACAGCGACGGCGATCCCTACGACGGGTTCGAGGACATGTACTACATCTCCGCGAGCGCCGATCCAAAGCGCGACCCGCGGCCCCTGGTCATCGACCGGGACACTTCGCCCCTGATCGAGAGCGACGGCAAACCCTACGGCGGGTGCAAGGTCATCGTGCAGGTCGAGTTCTGGGCCCAAGACAACAACTTCGGCAAGGCCATTCGCGCTACGCTGAAGGCGGTCCAGTTCGTTGGGGACGGCGACGCCTTCACGGGCGGCGTACCGGCCTCGGTCGACGACTTTGCGCCCATCGTCGACGGCGCTGACGCGGGGGACCTCGCCTGATGGAAGACGAAGCCCACGAAGAAGCGCGCCGGCACGCCGACAACGTCGGCTATCTTGCGGGCCAGGCCCTGCAAGGTCTTCTCGCCTCGCCTCAGCCGGTGATCCAGCACCTGGATTTTAACCGGCTCGTGAACCTCGCCGCCGAGTACGGCGAGGCTCTGGCCAACCGGCTCAACAAGCCGCCGGCCGAAGCGTAACAGGAGAAGGGGCGGTCCCCCCGGGCCGTCCCGACTTCCCTAGAAGGACAAGAGACAGTGACGTCACCCACCTTTAGGCCGAGATCGAACATTCTTGGCTCGGACCCTGGCCGCCACGACGCGGGTTTGTTCTACCGAACCTCCAGCAGTCAGGACCTCGCGGCCCAGGAACGCGGGCCCGCGGCCACCCAAGGTGTGGTCCCTGTTTTTGATCGCGCGCGCCACGATCCCCAGACCCGGGCTCGCCTTGAGCCGTTTGAGTGCCGCCGCACCGACCGCGACCGCAAGCCCGGCAAACCTCTGCCCCCCGAGGCGACGGGCGACCCGCACCCGGATCGGCTGGCCATCGCCGAGGCGCGTCGGCTGGCGATCCTGGCGCAGGATAACCGCTACCGGATCGAGGGCTCGGTGGACCGCGAGAATATCCGCGAGCCGCGCCCCGGGCCCGGCAAGGGCCACGCCGGCAAGACGCCGGACATCGAAACGCCGCGTAGCTACTACATCGACCTCGCCGTCGAAGACGCCGCCATCGAAGCGCGCCGCGGGGATCAGGTGCTGTATTTCCACACCACCGCCGACGCCGTTCGCTGCATCACGGGCGAGCGTTCGCCGAAGTGGTCGAAGGCGATCCAGAACTGCCTGACCGGCGACACGCGCCAGGCGTTCGGATGGTCGTGGACCAGGCTCAAGGACGCGCGCCAGCGTCGGAGTAGCAGGGCATGACCGCGGGCTACGAAGACCGGCTGCGGAAGGCCGAGTGGGAAGTGCGCAGCGTCGGGTTTTCCGAAGGCCGTGCGTTCATCACCGAGCATCACTATGCCAAGGGCGGGGCTAACACCTGCGTGTTCATGCACGGCCTGTACCGGCGCAACGACGACAAACTGATGGGCGTGGCGTGGTGGATGCCCTGCTTGTCTGTGGTGGGCAAGAGCGTCAACCCACCCGAGTATAAACGCGTGCTGGCTCTGTCTCGTCTGGCAGTTCACCCCGAAGTCCCCAAGAACGGTGCGTCGTTTCTTATGGCTCGAAGCATAAAGCTGGTTGAAGCCGACCGCCGTTACGTTTCGTTGGTGACATACGCCGATCAGTTTATGGAGCACACAGGCGGCATTTACCGGGCGACAGGGTGGGAATACCGCGGCGTCTCTTCGGTCAACGCCCGGTGGGAAAACGCGGAGGGCCGCCAAGTCGCCACTCGAACCGGGAACCCCGGCCGCACGCGCACCAAAACCGAAATGGAAGCTCTAGGCCTCAAACTGGTGGGCTTCTATGGTAAGCACAAGTTCGTTAAGCACCTGCACCTCGACGGGCGAGACCTCGCATGACCACGCTGTATCTCGACTGCGAGACGTTCTGCGCGACGCCGATCAACCACGGCCTACATCGCTACGCGGAAGACGTCGAGATCATGATCGTCACCTACGCGGTCGACGACGGGGCGGTCGTGACCATCGACTACACCACGCCCGGCTTCGAGGCGAAGCACGAGGACTTGCTCGACCTGGTCCAGCTCGCCGACGAGATTGTGATGCACAACTCGGCCTTCGACCGCACGGTCATGAAGCACGCTTGGAAGCTGGTGATCCCACCCGAGAAGATCATCGACACGATGGTCCAGGCTTTGGCGCACAGCCTTCCGGGATCGCTCGGCACCCTTTGCGGCATCCTGGGGGTTTCGGCCGATGCCGCTAAGGACAAGGCGGGCAAGGCGTTGATCCAACTTCTGTGTCGCCCCCGCCCCAAGAACCAGAAGATCAGGCGCGCCACGCGCCACACTCACCCTGTCGAATGGCAGCGGTTCCTCGACTACGCCGGCTCGGACATAGTCTCGATGCGCGAGATCAGGAAGCGCATGCCGAAGTGGAACTATCCCGGCAACGCCCGCGAGCGCGCACTGTGGGTGCTCGACCAGAAGATCAACGACCGGGGCGTCGCCGTCGACCTCGCGCTGGCCGCCGCCGCCGTGCGCGCCACGGACCTGGCCAAGGTCGGGCTGAAGGCCAAGACCCAGATGCTGACCGGCTTCGATCCCGAGACCGGGCAGGGTTTGGAGAGCACCACCAAGCGCGACGCCTTCCTGAAATACCTGCTCGGCGAGTTCGGGGTGGACCTGCCTAACATGCAGAAGGGCACGCTCGAACGGCGACTGGCCGACGAGAACCTGCCCGAGCCGGTCAAGGACTTGCTGCGCATCCGGCTCATGGCCACGGTGACGTCGACCACCAAGTACAAGGCGCTGATGCGCTCGACGTCCAGCGACGGGCGACTACGCGGAACGCTGCAGTTCTGTGGCGCGGCGCGAACCGGCCGGTGGGCAGGAAGGCTATTTCAGCCACAAAATCTGCCCCGCGTAGCAAAGCACCTGAAGAATGAAATAGAGCCAGGTATCGCCGCGTTTAAAGCGGACTGCGCTGACCTGCTTTACAGCAACGTGATGGAAGTCGCATCGGCTTGTATTCGCGGAGCACTTGTCGCAGAGCCCGGCAACAAGCTCGTGTCTGCCGACTTGTCTAACATCGAGGGCCGGTTCCTTGCTTGGCTGGCAGGAGAACAATGGAAGCTGGACGCCTTTGCTAACGGCGACGACCTATACGTTCTTGGGTACAGTCGTTCTTTCAACGTGCCAATAGAGAAAGTAGTCGCCGATGAAGAAGCGGGCGGCACGATGCGCCTCATCGGAAAAGTTCAAGAACTAGCCCTGGGCTTCCAAGGGGCTGTCGGCGCTTTTACTAGCATGGCTGCTTTGTACGGCGTCAACCTGCCCGAGAAACGTGTGCTGGAGATTGTGAAGGGGTGGCGTAAAGCTAACCCCGCCATCGTCAACTTCTGGTACGAGATGGAAAGGTGCGCGATCCGCGCCGCCGAGCAGCCTGGGCTTCGAGTGCCGTGCGGCCGGATCATCTTCCAGCGTGACGGCAGTTGGCTGCGCATGCGCCTGCCGTCAGGTCGGGTGCTTTGCTACCCCGGCGTCGCCGTTGAAGAGGGCAAGCTGACTTATATGGGCACGAACCAATACACGCGGAAGTTCGAGCGCATAACTACCTATGGGGGCAAGTTGTCGGAGAACGCGACACAAGCCGGGGCTCGCGACGTGCTCGCGCACAACATGCCCGCCGTCGAGGCGGCTGGGTATCGCTTGGTTCTCGGCGTGCACGATGAGTTGGTCGCCGAGACCCTCGACGATAAGGTCTTTTCAAGCGATTGGTTGTGTGCCAAGATGTCCACCGTACCCCCTTGGGCGACGGGCCTCCCGCTCGCCGCCTCTGGGTGGGAAGGACAAAGGTATCGGAAATGAAGACCCCTTACGGCATCCGCGCGACGAAAGCCGGGCGGAACATCATCCGTCGCTTCGCCACGTTCGATGAACAAGAGGCTTCCTTCACGGAGCACCGGCTCGCGGGATGGGAGGTCACGCGCGACGAGACGTTCGGCCAGATCGACATCTCCGAAGAGCGCCGCCAGCGCGTCGCCGCGCACGAGTACGCGCTGGACGAGGCGCGCAGCAGGGTTCGGCTCGATGCGTGAAACCATAGTCGAGAAGCACCTCCGCAAAGCGGCGGCCGCCAAGGGCGCGCTGGTCAGGAAGATGGTCTGGCCGGGGCACCGCGGCGCGCCGGATCGGTTGGTGATCTGGAAAGACTACGAGATCGAGATCGGTCTCTGCATCCCCCAGATCGACTTCGTCGAGCTGAAACGCCCGGGCGGAACGCTCGAAGACCACCAGGTCCGAGAGCACGAGAAGCTGCGCAGCATGGGCTGCGCGGTCTACACCCTCGACAGCATCGAGGCTGTCGACAGCTACATCGCTGAAAGGACAAGCTGATGGCCAAAACTGTGTACCGGCCGGGCGACATCGTGCGCGTGGTCAACAGCCGCTTCATCGAGCGCGTCGGCTACCCGCTGGTGTTCACCGAGCTGCGCGCCGAGTTCGACAACCACCCGCAGTTCTTCGAGGCCATGCGTCTGCTGGGCGTCATCGCCCCCGATGCGCAGACGATGGGCTGGAGGGCGAAACGCGACGCCGTCGAGGGCCTGGCCAAGGCCGCCGTGCGCGCTCGGGGTTGGGGCGGCAAGGAACGCCGCATCCACTACAAAGGCACCCGCGCGCACGCGGCCGACGACTTCGATCTGGACTTCACGAGCACCGGCGCGCAGACCGACTGCGCCGGGCTTGAAACGGAGGTGTACGCCAAGAAGGTGCGGATGACCGGCGATTACTATCCGCCGTGGTCCGGCCAAACTTACGAGGGCGAGTACGACTTCGAGCCTGGCGGCCTGTCGAACGCAAGGGCTCACGTCATTCTGTCGACCGGCCTCGGCGACATCGAAGCTTGCGACGTGGAACTGGTCCGCGCCGCTGAACCAAAAGGACAAGCTAAATGACCGACACCCTCTTCCACGAAATCCCCGACGCCCAGGTGATCCTGCGCTCGAAGGGCGTCTTCAAACAGGCCAAGCTGTTCCGCCGCGGTGAGGACGTCTACGCCGCATGGGGCTCGGGCTTCATCCGTCTGCTGAAGCACGGCGGCACCACCGTGCCGACGGTCAGCTGGCTGGTCGACAGCCTCTACGATCCAGCCGTGATCATCACGCTGCGCAACGGCCTTCCGAGGGCGCTGTGAACCCCTACCACCAAATCCGTGAGCGCGTGCCGGTGACCCACGGCCAGTTGGTCTGGTCCCGGCCGTGGTCGAGCGAAGAGCTGGCCGAAGCGGTGAAGATGCGACGCGCGGGCTTCGGGTCCACCGCCATATCCAAGAAGCTGAAGCGCACTCGCAACTCGGTGATCGGTGCCCTGCACCGGGCCGGCGAGCCGGGCCGGCGAGCCAACCAGTACGGCACGGGCGGGAAGTGGTCATTCGTCGACCTCCCGCCCAGGCCCTTGCCGATGCGCTTCTCGGAGCAGCGCCGTGTCCCGTGAGGCTGTCGACAAGACGGGCAGCGCGTGCGGCGGCAAGGAACCGTTCGCCAGCGGCGCGCACGCCTCGCGGGCGGCGCGGAACATGGGGCGCTTCGGCAAGAAGGTCGAGGTCTACCGCTGCCCGGCCTGCCACAAATGGCACATCGGCCGCGGCGAGCGCAGCAGGAAGATGAAGTTCTGATGGCGCGGGAGTATGTGCCGCGCTCGTGGCAACCGGCCATGATCGACCACGCCTGCGAGATCGCGCGCGCCGGCCAGTGGGCGGGCATGGGCACGGGAAAAACGAGCGCCACACTGGCCGCGCTCGACCTGCTGCACCTCTGCGGCGAGGTCACGCGGCCGGCGCTCGTCATCGCGCCGAAGCGAGTGGCCGAGTTCACCTGGCCCGACGAGGTCGGGAAGTGGGATTTCTGCGCCTCCTGGGAGGTCGAGCGCATGCTCGGCGACCAGCCGACCCGGCTGAACGCTCTTGGCCGCGTGCGCCGCGGGAATAGCCCCATGGCCACCATCAACTACGAGAACCTCCCGTGGCTGATCGAGAAGTTGGAGGGCGACTGGCCCTTCGGCGTCGTGATCGCCGATGAGAGCACAAAGCTCAAGAGCTTCCGCGGCGGGTTCAAGACCCACCCGGTCAGCGGCAAGGTCTTCTACCAAGGCTCGGGCTCGACCCGCGCCAAGGCCATCGGTCGCGTCGCGCACCGCACGCCGCGCTGGATCAACCTGACCGGCACGCCGTCGCCGAACGGGCTGCAAGACCTGTGGGGCCAGGGCTGGTTCCTCGACGCTGGCCAGCGCCTCGGCCGGACCTACGAGAGCTTCAAGGAGCGGTGGTTCCAGCGGTCGTTCGACGGCCACGGCATTGATCCCCTGCCCTTTGCGCAGGAGCAGATAGAAGGGGCGATCCGCGACATCTGCCTGACCACCGAGGTCGACGTAGAGGACCACGTCAAGAATGTGATCTACGTCGAACTACCGCCCAAAGCCCGCGCGCTCTATCGCGAGATGGAGCGGAAGATGTGGATCGAGCTGAAGGCGGTCGGCATCGAAGCGGTCAACGCCGCGGCGCGCACGGGCAAGTGCGGGCAGTTGGCGTCGGGCGCGATCTACGACAACGAGGAAGAAAGGAAGTGGCATGAGGTTCACGACGTCAAGCTGGTGGCCCTGGAGAGCATCATCGAAGAGGCGGCCGGCGCTCCCGTGCTCGTCGCTTACAACTGGCGACACGATCTCGAACGGCTCAAGCGCGCCTTCCCCAGCGGCATCGACCTGTCGACGTCGGTTGGCCTGCGCCGCGCTAAAGCAGGCGAGGGCCGAGTTTGGTTTGCTCACCCGGCCTCTCTGGGCCACGGAGTAGACGGGCTGCAAGAACACAGCCACGAGCTGGCGTTCTTCTCGCTGGATTGGAACCTCGAAGAGCACGACCAGATCATCGAGCGCGTGGGCCCCATGCGCCAACAGCAAGCCGGTAAGAACCGGCGCGTATTCGTCCACTACCTTGTTGCCGCGGGCACCGTGGACGAACTGAAACTAGAGCGGCTCAACACCAAGCGGAGCGTCCAGCAAATCCTGCTCGACGCCATGAAGAGGAACACATGACCGACAGCATCCGAAACGCCCAGAACCCCGACGAGACGTTCGACGCCTCGCCCGACGTTCTTACCTCGGCGGCCCAAGGCCGGCTGCGCACCCTGGTCGAGCGCCTTGAGCGCCTCGATGAGGACAAGCAGGCGGTGCTGGCCGATATGAAGGAGGTCTTCACCGAGGCCAAGGGCGAGGGCTACGACGTGAAAATCCTGCGCAAGGTGCTGCGCATCCGCAAGATGGACGCCGCCAAGCGGCAGGAGGAAGAAGCGGTGACCGACCTGTACCTGTCAGCGCTCGGCTTGATCTAGCGCCGATCCGTGCTAGGTTAACTGCTGGCCTCGTGGCCTCCCGGGAGACGGGGCCGCGGGATGAGTGACAAGCCCTTCGCGGAGCCAGTCACGATCACAGCCCCGGCGCAGGTTACTTGTCCTTCCCCGCGCCGGGGCTGATGATCTCCTAAATCACCCGCATGACGAAGTTGCCGACGATGGACGGCTGGACGTTCTGCGCATCGCCGGTCCCGGTATCGGCGAGCGTGATGCCCGTGGTCGAGGAGCCGGTGTTCGCCGTGCCGCCGACGGCCTGCGAGTTGACACCTGCGTTTCCTGTTTCGACGCCCGAAGTGGTGGTGTGGGTGTGCCCCGGGTCGGTCAGGACGTGGTTGTGCTGCTGGAGCGACTGGCTACCGCCGACCGCTCCGAGCGTGGCGGCATCGACGCCGGACACCGCGACCGTCACCCGGTTCGCGGGCACCCCGCCCATGTTGTCCTTGCCGACCGCGACCCGGCCCCGGTGGTCCGGCAGGTTGAACGTGGTAGCTCCATCGCCGACACCGTGCGTGGTGCCGATCAGCGTGAAGAGCGCGGCGTAGGTCGCGCGGCTGATGGCCTGGCCGTAGGGGAACAGCCACCGGCTGTTTGGAGCTGCGGTCCCATAATAGGGGATGCACGCGCCGAGCGGCACGACAGCATCGAGCAGGCCGTCGATGTCGAGCATGCTCTCGGGAACTTGGGTGGTCATGTTAGCGGACCCAGAAGGCGTACCAGGGAGCGTTGATGCGTCGGTAGGCGCGCTGGTCTCGCGCCTCGCACAGCTGGATGACGGCGAGGCCGTCCTTCTTGTCGCGCTCGGACTGCGTCAGGCGGCCGGTCTCGTCGAGACCGTAGTTGCGCCAGTCGGTCAGGGCATCGCCGCTATCGCCGAGCGCGGCGTGGCCGATGACGGTGCCGAGGATCGCTTCCCCGAAGACCGAGCAACCCTCAACAGGTGCCGAGACCCTGGAGCTTGCGCAGTTCGCAACGAGCAACGCGCTCGCGATCAGCGGGATCAGCTTGACGTACCGCATCTTGGGCCTCCTTGACCTGGTGCTGGGTGGCGGCGTCGGCCGCGGCGTTCTGGGTGACGACGTCGAGGGTCTCGGCCGCGGTGGCGGTGCGCCCGTCGGCGATGGTGGCCTGGTCCTTGGCCTGGTTCGCGGCGGTGCAGGCCGAGCGCCACGACAGCAGCGCGAAGAGCAGCAGCACGACGGCGACAGCGATCAGCCAAGTGCGTAGGGGGAAGGGGTTCTTCATTGTCCGGTCTCCATCTGGCGGGCGATGCGTAGGGCGCGGTCGCCGACCTGCCCAACCCACACCTTGTTGGCGCGGATCGCGTTGGCCGCCTCGGCGTATTTGCCCTCGCGGATCAGCTTGACGGTGTTCGGCCACGCCTTAACGTGGCCGGGCGTGATCCAGCCCGAGCCGAGGTTGAAGGTCATGTTCAGCACGGCGCGCTGGCGCACCGGGTCAAGTGTGCGCCACCACGGCGCAGCCTTGTCCAGCTCGGCCTTGAAGCGGGCGATGTCGTTGCGCTTCAGGTACAGGGCCTCTTCGCGGGTGATCCCGCCGCCCCGCACCCTGTCGATCAGTCGACCGATGCCGATGGTCCAGAAGCCGAGGCTGTCCTTGTAGGCGTGTTTGACGAAGCCCTCGTCGCGTTCAAGCTCCTTGGCCAGAAGCGCGTCGTTGGGGTCGACGCTCGGATCGCCCGCCTGCTGCGCCAAGACCGTGTTGCCCGTGCGTTCGAGGAAGGCGGACAGGGTGTCGCCGCCGGCCCAGCCGTCGACCTTCACGCCCAGCCACGCCTGGACGGCCTTGACGAAAGTTTCGTTATCGGTTGCGCGGGTCATGTCTTACTTCTCTTGCGGAGGCGACGACGCGACCGCCGCGTCTAGCGCACGATTGGCCATGTCTTGCTGGCCGGCGTTGACGACCTTGGCGAAGTAGAAGCCGAGGATCAGCAACATGCCGTCCTTGAATAGGCCTGCGATGGTCTCGACAGTATCACGAAACTCGGGGCGGATAAACTGCCCGAGCCAAGCAATCATCGGCAGAAAGAAGAGGTTGCCGGCGAGGAAGCCGAGAGCCAAGATTGTAGTCGTCGCGGGGAGTGGCGGTATTTTGATAGACACCCAGGGACGGCGGTCCTCAAAAGGGTTGGGCTTGGTCATGACATCTCCCCCCCCCCGTGGCCCACCCGGTTCATCGCGATGTTGCCAAGCTGGCGGTGAACCCCCTCCATCTGAACGCTGACCTTGTCGAGCATGTTATTGGAGTGCTCGGCCTGGACTTCGAGTTTGGCGACGGCGCGAATGAGCACGGACTGATCCGCGATCTTGTTCTCGATTTTCACGTCCTGCTCGCCCAGGCGCTTCTCGGCCGATGTCATCCGCTGTGACATCTTCCCCCCGAAGAAGGCGACCAGGGCTGTCTGCACGAGAACAGCAAACCCCAGCGCAAGCAGGGAGAGGATAGGCGCGAGGTCCATTGTGGCTTTCGGGTCCATACTGCTGGTGGTCCTGGGTCGACGCGCGCGACCTTAGCGGGTTGGTTCGGGGCTACACATACGAGGACGCGCTAGGTCTCTGACAGGGCCAGCAGGTCGTCCGCCCCCCCCGGTAGGCACAAATGAGCCGGGCGTATTGTTCGCGAAGCAGCATGATGTTCTCCGTTGCTTAGGTAGTCGTATAGACGGACACCCGCCACGTTCCGCTTGCGAGATCGACGGTCCCGCCGGACTCGTTGTTGATGACGATTGTCACGGTGTTGGTCGCCGAGACGTTGCCCGTGATAATCATCCCCGAGGCGCTGAACGGCGGCGCGACCTGCACCATGTCCCCGAAGCGAGCGCCTAGAACCGTGATCGTCGTGGTCGTCGTGGCCCCGTCCGCGAGGCTCGGAGCGTCGTAGGTCGCCGATCCGGTAAGGGGTTGCTCGAATGACAGGCGTGAGAAGGCCTCGACGGAAACGCCGACCGGAGCAATGACCGGCGCGAAGATTTCGACATACTGGCTTGCGGCAGTCGCGGCGATAACCTCCATCGTCCATGTGACCGTTCCGCCGGTTGACGGAACGACGATGCTGACCTCTTCACGTCCGGCAATCTGGGCTTTCGTGAAGGACGTCGAGGTCGTGTAGTTCTGCTTGGTGACGGTCGACGTTCCATTGGTCACCGACAGGGTCAGACGCAGCTTCACATTGGCCGCGCTTTCGGCTTTTCCGACCGAGAAGTAGATGCGCTGGCCCACAAGCTCGGCATTCCCGCCGCCAGACGATGAGACCGTGAAGGTGCCGGACACCGCGTCTGAGGTCTGTTGTGCGGCATTGAGCGCCAGCCGGTAGAACGGCAGGCCCTGATAGCGCCCCGCCCGACGCTCAAACGTCGAGACGGTCGGGGTGAACGTGAACTGCGACGGGAAGTAGTTTTTGTTGCCGTGATCCAGCCCTTCGGACGTGACGTAATGGTAGTTGTCCTGAACGATGTTCCGCAGCGAGGCCTTCACCGTCGAGGCGTTGGAGCCGATGATCTGATAGTCGTAGTTGCCCGACGCCTTGGTGCACTGCTGCATCACAACACGGCGTGGGTTGCAGTAGGCTGGATCGTCGTAGAGGACGAGGTAAGCGTTTCCGACGCTGCACCCGATGAGAGTCAGCGAGCGGGCGTGCCCCGGATAAATAGCTGCGTTGCCGCCGATCATCAGCGAACTGATCGCGTTGTTCGTAGTGGTTTCCGTGACCGTGGCCGAGGCAGTGACGTTGCCCCCCTGGTCAATCAGAACCCGGTCACCGATCTGGAAGCCGGTCCCGCCGACGAGACTGCCGACGCTGGACACCGACGAGCCGGACACGGTGCAAACGCCAGACGCGCCGGTCCCTTGACCGTTAGTCGCCGTGAGCGTCACCGCACCTGCTGTGTAGCCCGTACCGCCAGCGCCGGCCGTGTAGTAGGTCGGCGAGTTGAAGAAGCAGGCGGACAGAACGGCAATCGAGCCGGTGGCCGCCGAGTTTTGGGCCAGCGTTGTCGTGACCGTCCCAACCTCGTCCGTGAAGTACGGAGAGTTGTTGAAGATCACATCGGCGAATATGCGGACTGCCTCGGGAGAGGTGAACGCCATCCCGGCCATGCCGGCGGGAGCCTGGCTCTCGAAATAGCAGGTGTCGATGACGATTCCGACTGCGCCCTCGACATAGATGTGCGTCTTGGTGAAGGGGGCGGTGAGCGCTGCCTGAAACTGGCAGTCCCGGATGCGCTGGCTGGCCCCGACGTTGCAGGCGACGCCGACCTCGCACCCAACAAAGGTGCAGCCGTCGATCTTCATGTCGTTGTTGTTGCCGGTGTTGGCCAGCCACAGACCAACATGGCAGAGCGAGAAATCGCACCGCTCAAAGACGTTTTCATTGTCCTTGGCTTGAAGCCCGGCAATGTTGAAGCTGGAGAAGCTGCATCCGACGAAATGGGTGTGCACCATCGCGGCGGCAGTCACGCCGTAGTTCATCAAGCGGTTGACGCCGAAGAACGACAGGTTTTCGACGCGGCTGTCGGCCGTGCCGGTGATGAAGTTGATAATGGCGTTCGGGTATCCGCTACCGGCGTTCATGCCGCGAAGCTGGGTAACGCCGCTTCCCATGCCGCGGAGGGTGTTGGACCCTGCAACCGGCCAACTCAGGACCGTCCCAACGTCGTAGATGCCCTGCGAAAGCTGGACGAGGTAGGTAAAGCCCTGCGTCCCTCGCGCGGAGGCAGCGAGCGCAAGGTTGATCCCGGTGTAGCTGTTGAACTGCGCCGAGCTGGACCCGCGCGCCTTCGCTCCGAACCACTCCGGGCGGATGCAGTCGATGGTATTCGGTCCCCACGTCGGGCCGGTGCCGGTGACAGTGAAGACCGAATGCAGGCCAGCCCGGAACTCGCCGTTGAGGGTGAGCGTGCCGCTGGTGATATTGAACCCGCCACCCCTCTTGACGGTGATGGCGCAGGCGAGCGTCAGGCTGGCGTTGACCAGCAGGGTTCCGCCCTTGACGACGAGGGGCTCATTCGCCGTGACGCAAACCGCGCTCGCCGCCGTCAGGATCGAGTTGGCCGATGCCACGCCCGTCATGTCAGCGCCGAACGCCTCGATGTCGTAGCCGTCTTCGCCCGGATAGACCGTCAGTTTGGACCCGCCCGCCGTGGTGACGTGCTGGCCCGATGAGACGGTGATGTAGCGATACCGGCCCGCATAGACCGTGGTTCCGACCGGCCCAAGGGTTCCGGTAAAGGCCAGCATCGTTGCGACGTTGGTGAAATAGACCCGGCCCAGCCAGCCGACCAGAACGCCGGTTCCGAGCTGGTTGTCATAGACTTGAACGCCGGCCGCCGTAGAGACGAGGAACACGTCGCCGTCGACCGTGGCCGCTTCACCGTTTGCGACGCTGGTGAAAATGGGGTTTCCGGCCACGGATGCGGCGAGCTCGGCCTGATTGGCGAAGGCGAGCGCGCTGGAGGCATGCGCCTCGGCAGCAGTTTCCGCAGCCTCAGCATTCGTCTCGGCGGTCTCCGCGTTGGTTTCCGCCGTCTCGGCATTGGTCTCGGCTACGAGCGCCGCGTCGCGCGCGGCTTCAGCGCCGGCCAAGCTGACGGCGATGGTTCCTACAGCAGCTTCCGTAGCCGCGCGATCTGCTGCGGTGGCCAAAGCGTCCGCGCTCGCGGCGTCCGCGCTCGCGGCGGCGGCGGCCACCGCAGCGTCGAGCGCAGGCGGCGGCGACAAGGGCCGCGCGTAGCGCACCTGGATAACCGTAGCTGTCGGAGGCGCGGAGGCGAAGGTGATCGTGGTGCCGAGCCAGGTGAAGTCGATACCCGCGACCTGGGTCACGCCGCTGATCGAAATATCCAGGTTGGCGAGGACGCCGGGGTTGAAGTCAATCTCGAAAGCAGTGGTGACGCCGTCGCCGTTGAAGGTCTCCACCCGCGCGTCAGCGTAGCCCGCCACGGTGGCCAGGTCCGTCGGGTCGACGTTGACGAAGCCGTTAGCGGCCGAGTTCCAAGCCAGAATGTTGTTGGGCAGGGGGTCGGGCAAGGTGGCGCTGGCCGTCGAACTGATCGGCAGCTTCAGCGACCGGCCGACCTGCTCCAACAGTTGTTGGGCGATAATCGTGATCTTGTCGAAGGCGGTGTTGATGACGGTCGGGTAGAAGCCGCCGTTGTTCGTCAGCACCAGCGGCTGCAACGCCGCCACGTCCGAAGTGATCGTCAGCCGCTCGCCGGTCGGCAGGGCGGCCAGCCGCGTGACCGAGCCGCCCGGGTCGTTGTCCTGATCGGCATTGAGCGCGACCGTGTAGTCGACGTCGAGCACCAGATCGCTCTCGACACCGAGGGCGCTGGTATTGACGACGAGCAGATCGGCGGCGGTGAAGACCTTGAACGCGAACGGAAAAACCGTCGTCGCGTCGTTGCCGAGAAACGGCCCGGCCTTGCGGGTGCTCGAAGAGATGGCCAAGGTTGAAAGCTCCGAAGGACGGCGCGATCCTAGAGGCGGGGTCGGGCCTTAGACATACCGATCACTGGCGGCTTTCAGGCGACGGTGCGCCTGTCACAACACCGCGCGCCGCGTCCACCGAGCCGGTCGGCTCGATGTCGCCTTGGGCCACGCCCGTGGCGTAGCCTGCGGGCTTAGACAGCGCGCCCAAAGGGGTTCCGGTCAGGACGCCGAGCAAGTTCAGCGTATTGCGGACGTCGGCGCGGTTGAAGCTCTCGCCTTCGACCAGGGCCTGGTAGGTCTCGGCCGGAACCGTGAGGCCGCTCTCGATCACCGACACGGCCGGCGACATCGACAGACGGTCGTCGTAAGGCGCGCCTGTCGTGGTGCCGATCAGCGCGTTGCCCGCCTGCCCGACGACGGGCACGGCGGCCAGACCGAACTTGGCCTGCGACGAGAAGAACCAGGCGAACAGATCGTCCATGTAGCCGTCGCCGTCTTCGTCTTCCCACCCGCCGCGCAAGCCCTTGGCGATGGCGTCGCCGATCAGCGCCGGCACCGCGAAGCCCATCAGGTAGACGTAGAACAGTCGCCCCATACCCTTCTTCAGGCCGACGCCCCGGGCGACCAGCTGGACCTCGGTGGCGTTGAGGTTGGCCATCATGTTGAAGTAGCCAGCGAACTGCGTGAACATACGGACGAACGGCGCGCCCGTCTCGAAGCGCGAGATGTCTTCGGGAGCCATCGTGCCCTGGGTCTCGCGGATCACGCTGTCGGCGAAACGGATCGCGTCGCGGTCGTTGTCGCCCTTCTCGACAGCCTGGTTGAAGGCTGCGGTCCAACTGACGACGTCCATGACGTTTTGCAACGCCGACTGCATGAAGTAGGCGTGCCGCCTCATGAAGTCGACGGCTTCATCCTTCTTGGACGGGTTCAGTTTGGTGAGCTGCGTGATGGTCTGGCGCGCCTCGAAGATGTCCGTGCTCATCCGGTTAGAGAGGAACACCGACTGGCTGGCCGCCGCGTCCGACACGCCCTTCGGATCACGGACGTAACGCCACAGCGCGTCGCCCAAGACCGGGGCGCGGACGCGCAGCAGCACGTTCGAGAAGCCGGTCAGCTGCTGCGCCGTGTTCACGACGTTGGCGAACATCAACTGCATACCGACACGACTGCGCACGGCGCTGAAGAATTTGTCGGCCGCCTTGCCCGCTTCGCCTTTCGACGGGGTCTCAACCAGTTGCTTGGCCGCGCGCTGGAGCCACGGCAAGAGCAGGTCGCTCTGGGCCGTCGGGTCGAAGCCTTGGAGCTTCTTGGAGAAACTCCGGTCCTTGAGCAGCCGAGCGACGTCACGTACGGGCGGGCCCAAGTGCGTGAACTTCAGCACCTTGTCGATGTGCATCGGCAGCAGGCGCAGGTCGAGCGCCAGCTCGCGGGTGTAGTCCTCGACGCGCGACTTGGTGAAGCCGTTGGACGCGGCCGGGAACATGGCGCTGTCGCCGCCTTCGATGGCCTCCTGTTCGGCACGGAGCACCGCGTCCTGCACCAGGAAGCTGTCGGTCAGGGCGGGGACGTAGCCGCCGCGCAGCTGGCCGAACGGGGTGTCGACCGGGTCGGCGCTGACCTCGTCGAAGTAGCGGCCATAGATCGCGTGGTGAGCGCGCTGCGCCCCGGGCTTGGTCTCTTCGAGCAGGTCCCACACCGACTGTACGAAGGTCCAGTCCTTGGCGGTCAGGACGCCCTCGGCGTGGAGCCGGTCAACCAGCGCCTGCCAGCGGGTGTCATCGAGCGAGCCATCCGCGTTCTTCTTGCCCCAGCCCCGGCCGAGCAGCAGCTTGGACTTGTTCGAGCCGTTGCCCGTATGCAGCAGCGCGTGGAACAGCTCGGACTTGCCGCCGAAAGTGTAGCCGATCTCGGGGGCCTTGACGTCGGCGGGCTTCAGCTCGGCGCGCATCTCGTCGAGCAGGGCTCGGAAGCGCCTGATGTAGACGCCGCTCTCGGCACGGTAGGCGTCGGCCGCCGCCGAGATCGGGTTCCAGATGAACCGACGGAACGGGCCGCGGTCGCCGCCGTCGGTGCCCCGGGTCCAGCTCTCGACGCGACGAAGCGCGGCGCGGGTGCCGAGCAGCCGGCGCACGATCCGGTCCTTGTCAGTAGGCGCGCGGTCGAGCCCGGCCTGATCGGGGATGCCGATGTCTTCGAGCCGACGGCCCAGCTCGCCCGTGACCGCGGCGCGGTCTACCAGTTTGCCGTCGATCTCGATCTGCTTGGTGCGGCGCGACAGGGTCCAGAGCTGGTTGACGGTGTCGCGCAGCGCCTGGAACTGCTCGTAGGTCAGGTCGACCACAGGCTTGGCGTCACCGCGCGCGCCGTTCACGAACGGTTCGATGTCGGCGTAAAGCGTCGGGTCGTACTGCGACAAGGCCTTCATGTAGCCCGTCGGGTCATTCTTGACGCGGCCAACGCCGTAGGACGACAGGATCGCCCGGGCCGCGTTGACCAGGTCCATGTTGCGCGACTTCGAGATGCTGTCGTCCTTGGCGCTCACGATCCGCGTGAACAATCGCATCGTCTTCTCGACGTCCTTCTGGGCCTGTTGCACGGCGCGGCCGGTGTGCAGGTTGATGAGCTGGTTGCGCTTGGCCGTGGCGAAGGCCGGCAGGTCATCTTTCTTCAGCGCCTTCTCGGCGGCCTTGGCGGCGCGACCTTGGGCGGCGAGGTACTGCGCCGGGCGCAGGCGCTTCAGTTCCAGCCGGTTGACGACGCCCGCGGCGAACTCCTTGGCGGCGCTGTTCAGGATTGACTTCTTGCCCACGGCCTTGTCGGCCATCGCCATCTCGGCGGCGACGAACTTGCCGCGCGCCTCGTTGGCCACGGCCTCGTTGGCGGCGCGCTCGATGGCCTGGGCGTCCGACAGGTCGCCGTAGCGTTCGAGCATGCGCTGATCGGTCAGGCCCTTGATCTTCTCGGCGCTGTCCTCGCCGTTGACGAGGTCTTCGATCAGGGCTTCGCCATTCGGGTAACCGAACATCGAGGCGGCGATGTCGGGATGCAGGCCGTCGGTGGCGACCTCCCCGTACTTGCCGCCGCGGCGCAGGGCCGTCCACACGCCCTCGTCGCCGTAGAGCGACTTGAGCGTGGCGAGGTCCAGCTTCGATGCGCCCTCGACCGGCTCGCCGTTCTCGCCCAGGCCACGGCGCAGGAACGCGCGGGCCCGGTTGACCGGCTCGGCCACGACTTCGGCGGTGACCTCGGCGCGGATCGTCTTGCGCTGTTCGTCGGCCTCGCGCTGGAGCGACTTGACGTAGCGGTCCTTGGCCCCAGAGGCCCAGCGCATGTCGCGCGCGGAGCGGGTCTCAAGCTGCTCGATGGCCTCGGCCGTGGCCTCGACGCCGAGCTTCTGGTAGCTCTCCCACTCGGCCTCGGACGCGAACTCGGGCTTGGTGGCGAAGGCCGGCGCGAGACCGCGGACCTGCTCCATCTCGTTGATCTCGGCCTCGGAGGCGAGCATCCGGTCCATGACCTGACGGACCTCGTCGGTCAGTTCGACGTCGAGGGCGGTCAGGGACTTGTAGACGTTCTTGAGCCAGGCCGAGAAGCGGCGGAACTGGTCGCGCAGAGCCAAGCTCGGGGCTTTCCCCTCGAAGTGATAGGCCTCGAAGCCTCGTGCCCACTTCTCGTGGTAGGGGCGACGTTGCTCGGCGCTCATGCCGTCCCACTGAACGCGGGTCATGCCCGGCTCGAACCAGTTGAGCACGGTGCTCATGTCGTTGACTATGTCGGCCGGCGCGTCCGGCTGGTTGGCCATGTGCGCCGTGGCTTCGAGGAAGAAGTGCCCGGTCTCGTGGATGAAGGTCGAGAGGTCGGCGGCGCGCAGCAGGCTGATGACGCTCGGCGTCTGGCTGACGTCCTGCCCGAAAGCGATCTGGCCGCGGTTCCGCTGGAACAGGGCGAAGCCTTGTTGGGCCGCCTCGCGCAGTTGGTCGGTGATCTCGAAGCCGTTTTGGATGCCGAGCTTGCTTTCCTCCCGGCCGCTGGCCAGCACGAACCGCTCCAGACGTGCTTCGGCTTCGGTGAGCAAGCGGTCACGCTCGGCACCTGGGTCTTCGGTTTTCAGATCAGCGATGACCTGACGCATGTTCTGCGTCTTGTTTCGCTCAAGCTCGGAACGGAAGTCCACAGGCCCAACCCGCGCCCCGTACTTCTTCAGCAGGTCGTTGGTCGTGTTGACCAGGTTGCGCTCGTAGAAGAAGGAGCCGTCGCCCCCGGTCTGGCCGCCGTTCTGCTGGTTGCCGTTGATCCACGCGACCTTCTCGAAGCCGTTGTCGACGGCGTAGCGGATCATCCGCTTCATCACGAGAGCGGACCAACTGGTGCGGAAGGGGGCGTCGGGGATACCTTGCTCGCCCTCCGCGCGACTACGGCCGATGCGCGCTTCCTCCATGGCGAGGCGAGCGTTTTGGTAAGTCGCGTTCACCGCTTGCACTTCTGCGGATTGGTCTCGTATCGTGCCTGTCTGCCCGTTATCCAGATACGCTAGAGAGGCACTCGCAACGCTGACTTGTTCGTTGAAAGGGAGGTCATCGAATGCCACACTCGGGTTGAGCGAGAAGAACTCGTAGACGCGTTTGTGCACGTCCGGCCACACAGCGCGCGAACGTGCCTCCGCAACCAGGGTCTCTCCCGCCTCCCGAAAATCGGTAAGCGATTTCTGATACGCAGCTTCCGCTGCGGCCCTCTCCTCTTCGGAAGCTGGAACCATGTAGCCCCGGTCCCGCCCCTTCTGGTGCCAGTCGCTTTGCAGCTCTTCGAGGAAGAGCACGCGCTTGCCGTCCGCGTCTTCGCGCGACGTGAAGCGGGCGTGGGCCACGACGTTCGGCTCGTCCCAATGGGTCGACGGGCCTTCGATGTTCGGCAGGGTGAGCAGCAGCTCGCGGTAGGTGTCGTCCGCGCCGGGGAGCTTGTAGGTGGAGAACTGTGCGGTTCCGTCCAGACCTTCAGGCGCACGCCAAACGCTGTCGACGACGTCTTCTGCCCAACCCTCGTTCTCGTCGAGGAACAGTTCGGGGTGGCGGGTCTGGAGTACGCGATACGCTGTGCCATCGTTCTCCAACTGCATGATCGCGTCTTCGCGCGTCGCGGCTCCGCGCACAGCCGCCATGACGGCGGTTGATGCGTAGGGACTATCCGCGTTCGGCTGGACAGCACCGAGCGTAGTTTCCTCGACCCGCACGCCGCCAGCTTGCAGGAAGGCGAGCACCGCCTCCTTCGGGATGTTGCCCTTGGCGTCGATCTCTCCGCGAGAGATCAGGAAGTCGCGCTGCTCGCCCTCGGCGGTGTCGAGAATGTCAAGCTGGTCCAGCAGCCCCGACCACTCCAGCTCTTCCTTCTTGACGCCAGCCGTCTTGGCCAGCGTCGCCTTCCACTGAGCGGCCGGCGCTTTGGTGGTCGGGCTGTTCGCCACGGCGCGTTCGAGCGCCGAGTAGAAGGGGTCGGCCTGGTACAGGATGCGCGGATCGGCCGGGTCGAAGGTGCCGCGGTTGTTGACAGACTTAATCTGGGT